CTTGAAAAAGTATGTGGAGGATGAAGAATGAGCAAAGAAGATAAGATAGTTATTACCCATATTGGTAAGAAAGCACCGAAAGGATTTAAAGAAATAGAGGGTTCTGTCCATTTGGGTAATGGGATATGGATTTTAAGGTGCGAGAAGGAGGAAAAATGAGAGAACAAGAATCAATAGCACTTATGAACCAAAAAAGTAGGGAGTCAGATATTAGACATCAAGCTAAAATGGACTTGATTGTTGAGCAACAAGAATATAACTTGTTCAAAATATTGAAACCAACTGTAAGTATAGATGGAAACCAGTATTGTGTTTTACTTGGGAAAAACCCAATGGAAGGTGTTGTGGGTTTTGGAGATACCCTCTACGAGGCAATTTTGGATTTTAATAAGAGTTTTCATTTGCCAATAGAGTATCAGAAGGAGGTTCCAAATGAGCCAAGACAAGATAGTAAAAGGGCATAAAATACTTGACGCTGAAAAGGTCAATGATTTTTTGAAAACTTGGATAGAGGATAGGTTTGCCCGAAACTTTATAGCATATAAAATAGCAGAACACGAGGATAGTTTACTCAGGGAGGAAAAATGAGCAAAGAAGAATTGAGAGAATGGCGCTTAGTGACACCAGAAGAGTTTGTAAGTTTTGTACAGACTTACCCTAATAAATTGGAGGCAAATATAAATTATATATATGAACCGCCTCGAATAGAGTTTTTCGATTTTACATTTGAGACTGTAGCTAAGGCAGAAACTTTGAAAGCTTATTTTTACAAGGACTATTTAGATGAGAATAAAGGACATTATTTTATAAAGAGGGAGAACAAATGAGCAAAGACAAAAGTAAAAAGATTAAGATCGTAATAGATGATATGGACAGTTTTCTTGACGGGTTCAGGCAGTATATCATTGAAACTCAAGGCGTAGCCCCAGACGCATACAGCCAGACAAGGAGGACTAATGAATCGAGAAGAATTGAGAGAGGCGATAAAAACAGCGAAACAAGCGTTAAGTTCTGCGGTGTCCACTTTACTGATACCACAAAGGCAGGCGATTGAGAATATCATAACCACAGCCGAACAAGTCCTTGAAGCTGGAAGTGAGTTGCCTGAGAAGAGGAAAGAAACTGGAACATCAACTCAGTATTGCAGATATGATCAGGACAAACTAAAGGGGAAGTGATGAACCCGTACGATCGGCTGATCTTAGAATGTAATGTTCTGTCTGTTCTGGTCTTTATCTTGCTCATCGTCTGTGCGTTGCAGTGGGTAAGGTGGCGGGTAGAGGGGAAGAAATGAAAACGATTCCGATAGAAAAACTTCCGGAAGAGCTGAGAAAAGTGATCTTACATTTGATTCGAAAATGCGTGGCAGTGGGCAGATTTAACGAAGGAATAGGGCAGGAAGCAGCGGAAGAAGCAGTTATCGAGCTGATAAACGAAGGTCGGGTACGGATTATTTTTGAGCAAGGGCTTTTTTATTTCGAAGTATTATTCTCAGATGATATGGAATGGACCAGATTATAAAGGCACAAAACAAAAAGAGGAGGCATGGGATGAGCGGAACGAAAGTTAGCATAAAAAAAACAATAGGAAAATGCCTGAAGGAAGAGCTAAACTTGCCGGAAAAGTTTCAATTAAAGCAGTTCGAAGTTGCGAGTTGTTCCAGCTTATCCGGTGTAGAAGTTAATCTGAGAGGGTATTTGCCGGATGAAACCGTGAATATCGTTGAACAGGAAAACGCCCGTGATGGGGAAGAAGTACAAACGCCAAAGAAAGAAAAGAAGGCGGAGAAAGAAAAAAAGGTCCAAGAGTTTTCTCCCAGCAACCTGGATCCGGATGTGTCTGCTCATGTATCGTTCGTTCGCAAGGAACTCAAAAAAAGAAAAAAACACAAAGAGTTAAGTGAAAATCAACTAATGGTAGTAAACGGTCTGGGCCGTGGGAGGATCTCGCGAGTACAGGCGGCACAGCTTATAAATATTTACCGGGAGCTTTCGCGGAAAAAATGAAAACTAAAGAGCGGTTAAAAATAACAATAAAAACAGTCGAGATATCCCCGGAAGAAGAACGCCGGAGGATAGAACGTACTGGCAAGAGTTTCGGGGACAGGCTTAAAGCTTGGCGTTTAAAGACAGGTATTATGCAGAAAGACCTTGCTAAAGAAATCGGCCGGCACCGTACAACGGTACAGTCTTGGGAAAGAGGGTTATGGGAACCGGGAGAGGATGAAAAGAAAAAAGTTGAAAAGATAATGTTTTAAAATCTTAACCCTTTTTATGTGGAAAGTTTGACTAATTCGAGTTTGTCAGGTAAACTTTAAGAACATAATCGGTTAGGTAAAGGGAATAACCCACGCCATACCGAAGAGTATTCGTCCTGAATGGAAGAACCAAAGGGGCGGGTTTCATGTTTAAACGCATGAGGCCCGCCCTTTTTTTTATGTACAAATCAATCAAGCTGAAAAAGACAGGGAGGGAAAAATGAAAAAAGTTGCACTTCTTAGCATGTTGCTCATTTTTTTAGTCGGCACAGTATGTTACGCCAGTACAGATGCAGATAATCTCATGCAGCAGTACCAGGAGCAGTTACAGTTCTTGCAGGATCAGAACGAACAGATCGTAGAAAACATTCAGAAATATTCCGCGGAGATAGAACGGTTGGAACGGCAGGGATATCGCAATTCTGGGGCGATACAAATGCTCAATAAACTCATATCTCAGGAAAAGAACGCCCAGGACGTAGAGCAGATAAATAGCGCGATTGAGGACCGGGTGGAGCAAAATGACTAAAAAGAAAAAAACGGTAAAAAAGAAAAGAAAACGGAGAAAAGGTCTATATAAATACAAGGATCGGTATGCACAAGATCTGATAGACTTTTTTAGTTACCCTCCTTATCGTGAGGTTGAGGTCGAACACGCAAGCAAAAATGGCGATGTGTATCATACCTATGAAGAAAGACCACACGATCTGCCTTTTTTCTCAGCGTTTGCGCGAAAAATCGGCGTGACTATGGACACTCTGATACGGTGGTCAAAAGATATCGAAAAGTTCGCCGAAGCTTATAAAGTGGCAAAGGGGCTTCAGAAAGAGTTTTTGGTCACGAACTCCCTGAGAGGGCTATATAATGCCAAATTCGCCTATTTCACGGCGAAAAATGTTACTAACTGGCGTGACCATAAGGATGTCAATATCGGCGGGCAGAAGGACAATCCTGTCAGTATAGACGTCAAAAAAATGTCTGTTTCTGAACTCGGGACGTTTATCCGGGATACGATACAGGCTGAGGGAGACAATTAACGCATGGATCTTCGGTATCCGACCGAGTTCGAAGAGAATCTTCGGTTCCGGGCACGATTATTGAACGACGCCCGGGGGAATAGAGACTTGCAGGCGGCATTGAAAGAGTTGAGTCGCCGAGAGCGTCTATTCTTTTTCAATACCTTCCTATGGACATATGACCCCCGAAAGGCTATGAAAAAGCTGCCTTTTCTTACCTATGCGTACCAGGATGACATCATAATGTGGGATGCTACACGGCCACACGTCCAGCGAGAGGACGGAGGCATAGGTGTGGATAGTCTGGTCGAAAAGAGCCGGGACATGGGTGTAACGTGGATGTTTGTCGGGAATGATCTTTATGACTGGATATTCAGCGAGGAAAGATTAGAGTTTCTCTGGGGCAGCCGCAAAGAGCAGTATGTTGATGAAATCGGTAATATGGACAGTATTTTCGAGAAGTTTCGGTTTGCGATAGATAACCTGCCAAAATGGATGTTGCCCGCTGGATACAGAAAAAAAGAGCATGATAACTATATGCGGCTGAAAAATCCCGTAACGGATAGCGTCATTGTCGGAGAGGCGACGAACAACGATTTTGGCCGTGGCGGTAGAAAATATCGGATCCGGCTGGATGAGTTTGCGTTCTGGGACTGTGCGGAGAACGCGTGGAAATCCGCCGCGTCAAGCACGAATTGCCGGACAGCGTTATCTACTCCATCCGAGAAACCGGTCAACAAATTCGCCAAACTGGCACAGGGGACAGAAGAAAAGATCGATATGCGTACATTGCATTGGACGCTGCACCCGGAAAAAGCTAGCGGGACATATTACATAGATAACGGCAAACAGATACCGTTACCGTCTCCGGAACAAGCGTTTCGAGCATGGGAACAACGAAGAGGCGAAAAAGCTCCCGGGACAATGATCGGAGGAGTAGTCCGGTCCCCGTGGTATGACGCAGAAGCAAAACGCCGGAATGAGCAGGAGCTTGCGCAGGAGATCGATATAGATTACGCCTCCGCCGGGAATATGTTTTTCAGTTCGCGGGCGTTATCGTTACAGACTCCGTGGGAGTTGTATAAAAGAAAAGCTCCGACGGATCCAATCCCCTGGGGAAAATATGTTGAAGGGAAGCTGATTCTCGAGAAAAACACCAAAGTTAAGTTCATTGAACGCCCGAATGGAACGGTCCGGCTCTATGAACTCCCCCAGGAAGGCAGTCAGTATGTAATATCGTCAGATACGGCGGAAGGATTGCCCTGGGGCGATTATAACGCGGCATATGTTCGGGATAAATGGACGCGAAATACTGTTGCAAGCATACATTCCCAGGAAGCCCCGGAAGATTTCGCGTATAAATGCTGGTTGCTGGAGAGGTATTATGACAATGCACTAAACGCCCCGGAGAACAACAATCACGGGTATACAACAGCGTTAGAATTAGAGAATCTCGGTTCGAATTTATATTATACCAGATCGAACCGTAAAGGTTCCCAGAGTGTTATCAAGCGCGGGTTTTCAACTACCAGTGTGACCAGACCCTATAAGCTGGACCGGATGGAATCGGAGGTGCGAAACCATGTTGAGTTAAGAGATCCTGAGCTGATACAAGAAGGCCGGACGTTTATCCGGTCAAAAAGAGGCAAGCCGGAGGCGATGGAAGGATTTAACGATGATCGAATCATAGCCTGGGCTATTGGTGGGTATGTAATCGAGAAATACCCGTATAAAGCACCGAAAAAGAAAAAACAAAGTACAAGTCGCCGGGCCAAAGTGCTATTAAAACAGAAAAATGCCGGATTTTCATTCTCCGGAGCAGGAAAAGGGAGCTGATATGCCGAGGACAGCCATAGATCCAATGGAAAAAGACCAGAAATATACGATAACAGACGCTCCTGAACGGACGAAAACAGACCAGGAGATGGATATTCCCGCGTATTTAACGCAATTAGAACTTGAGGAAAAGGATATTGACAGGCTCAAAAAGGAGTTTTTCCATGAGTTTGAAGGGCTAAAAAAAGAACGCAAGGATGAGGGACTGGAAAAAAAGTGGTCCGCGTTAGAGTGTCAATATGAAGGGAAGATGGATGATAACGAACTGCAACAGTTTAATTTACACCGTCATGTGACCAAAAATAAAGTGGATATGGTCGTTCGTTATCTCAAAAAAGCTTTTCTGGAACCTGACCCTAAGTATACAGTGTCCCCGCGGCCGGAGTTCCAGAAAGAAGGCGGGATGGAAACCTGCCAGAGACAGGAAGATTATCTGGATTATCAGTTTGAAGAAGGCGGCATAAATATACAAAGTCCATTCGGCCAGGCCGCGCATAATGCCACGAACAAAGGTCTCGGGCTATTAAAAGTTGAACATGATATCGTTATTCGTAAACGTCAAAGGGAAGAAACCTATGAAGGCACACCAGAATATATCTTTACTTTTTCAGAAGATTCAAAACAAATTCAGATCGTTGTGCCGAAAAAAGATGTGGCTGATTTTCTTGAGAAACGGCCGGACGCGGTATTGGTTGCCGAACAGAACGAAGGGCTGGAAGAGTTTTTGAAGATCTATCCGGATGCGGCAAAAGAGTATATCGGGTATGTTCGGAAGCTTGAACGAGGAGAACGGATCGATATCGTGGTTGATTATGACGAGATCGTATACAATAACCCGAAATTTTCAAGCGTTCTGCCGCGCAATTTTTATGTCAGATGTAATGCCGAGGGATATGACGATCTAATAAACGAGCGATTGACGGTCGAACGTCGTAATATGAGCTGGTGGGAGTTGCTCCAAAAAGAAAAACAGGGACAGTTCCAAAACATTGATAAATTACGGTTTGAATACGACCAGAAAGGTAAAATTAAAAAGAACAGCGATGATTGTCCTATAGAACGAGCGGATTATGACATAGATACATACGACATCCTGGAAGGTGTTTTTTATTTTAAGATCGACGAGACTGACGATGACTATACAAGGATAGTTTGTTGGTTCGATGAGAATAGCAAAACGTATCTGGGGGCGAGGTATTATCCATACTACTCGCTGGACGCGTATTATTGTCCGGTGTATATCGACGAACACGAACCCGGATTCTACAAGAAGTCGCTTTCGGAATACTTAACAGACACCAATGTTGCCGAGAACGCGCTTTTGAACTTCATTCTTGAGGCTATGTGGTCGGCAAATATGGTCACACCAATAGTGGATGAAGATTCCGATATTGCTGATCAGTTTGCGTCGAATACATGGCGTCATGGGATGCCGTTGGTAAAGAATAAAAACGAAGAAAAACCTGATTTTTTGCAACGGTATATGAAACATCCGGACGTTGGCGGAACCGTCACAATGATACAGCTGTTGTCACGGTGGGATGACGATACATCAGGAGTGTCGTCATATTTAACTGGTCGGGAATCGCCCGCGGACCCGGACGCGCCGGCGAAGAAAACATTGGCATTATTGAAACAGTCCGGCATAAATATCGAAGATTACGTTAAAGCGGCTATTCCGGCGGCGAACTGGATAGCTCATGCGACACTATCCATAACGCACCAGATGAGCCTTGAGGGACGCAAATATCGTCCCAGGGCGGAGAACGTAGTCGGAGAGGATCCTTTTGATGAGATCTCTCGGTCAGAGATGCGAGCGAGGACAAATATTCAGTCCCAGGCGGCGTCTTTTAATATAGACAGACAAATGGAAAAAGAACTGGATGTTACGTTATATCAGCTTGTTCGAGGCGAACAGATCGTTGCGCAGAATCCGCAGGCGGTATACTCGCTTCTCAAAAATATAATTAAAGGGTGGTCTCCGAAATGGAAAAATATGGTGGAACAGATACTGCCAAGCCCGGAAAAACTGTCACAGATGCAGTTACAAGCTACTGTGGCCGGAGTAAAAGGGTACATCATGGAGAAACAGGCTGAGGCTAACGCGGGGATGCCGGTCGAACCGGACGCCCGAGAGCTTATAGCTGTTGTCGGGAAACAGCTCAGTCAGTTAGTGAATCCCCCGGAAGAGGAGGAGGAATAGAACATGGCGAAACGCGCACTTGATTTTTTCAAGAAAACGGATAGCGAAGAGACAATAAAAACCCGGTCCAAACAGCTTGATGCTACCTATTCAACGCTAAAAAACTGTTTGCATGACCCGAAATTTGAATCGTATGCTAAACGATACAAGGTTGCTGAAAAAGAGACCATTGACGCCCTTATCGAGTACAATGAGCCCGACCCGGTTAAATATGCGATGGAAGTAAAGTCTCAGTTGACCAAGTTACGCATGGCACGGTCGTTATTTAAGGACCTTACAACGGATGTGCGCAAGATCGAGAAATTCATAAAAAGACGG